CGCTCAGATGCACATCGAAAGTTTCCTACCGTCTGAAAATCAGAACCTAATCTGATTAACACGTGTAGGGTACCAATAGAGAGCTGACCTGAGTTAGTTAAACTTTACGACCAAATTTTCACTCGGGTAGAGGAAGATACTTTTTAGGAATATCTTTTCTACTTCGAAGTGAGATTTGTCCATGGGTCTGTGGGATAGAATATATATTCCGTCACACAGTATCAATGTAATCGTATCATTGAGAACCCGTCAGATCGTTAAACCCCAGCGGTTGTTGTCATACGAACTCTCAATTAGGATCTACATGCACATAGCGAGGAGGGCTTAACACCTCATCAGCTTCTGTGTATGTATCAAATAATCGAGATTCGGTGACTATATCCTGAGGACTAACTATTGGAGTATTACCACTGTCTAGACTGCTTGGCGATTGTCGAGGCTTAAAACCTCACCGATCGTGATAGAATGGTTTCTGAAATGAATCAAATCATTTCACAACCATCAGAAACTCTCGGATAGGACGATCACTCACTCTGTGGGTTGGTCAATAGTCAACTGGGATTTCTGAAGCAATATCATCATAACTGAACAATCAGTCTAACGCCCTATAACATTTAGTAAAGTAAGGATCGGTTGAATGGTTAATTTCCATAAAACCTTTCCCTAAGTCATGCTCACGCAGACTTCGCGGTAGTTGAACCACAGGTTCTCTATCAACTGATTTAGATAAATGTGAATAATTCATATTTAATCTAAGAAATCAAGATAAGCCTTCGGCACCTTTAGTCTCGTCATGGACTTCTCAGTCCATAGGAGCTATCAGATGCTTAAAGCTGATCTTTGATTTAAACACTTGATTTGAACCCGGATCTACTTCCGTGACTTCAGTTAAATGTGAAGGGTGATAAGACAATGGTTTCCCATCGAAAGGCTTAAACGGCTCTCGAAGGGATCCAGTAGACTCAATCGCTTTCTTGTACTTCTCCGCTGCTTTATAGTATCGTGCAATTTGGTAATTACACTCACTTTTAATCACTTCGAAGACGAACCATCACACCATATGAGTGGGGTCCTCCGGGATATCTCACTTCGAGTTTCATCCAGACGACAATAGTCAGTCTCGAGAACTCAATGGGAAACATCCTTTTGGAGATCTCATTCATATGAGGAGGGTTCGCAGGCGACGGGGTAGGTTAGAGAAAAGAGCTGTTACGGCTCTACTCTTAGCTTTATACCCGTATCCCAAGAACGTTAAAATCCGAGTTAATGATAGAGAGTGAATTTTTACAAATTCACAAACTAGCAATGTGGAAGAATACGTTGCAATACATTCTTTCATGGGGAGCATATCTGCTCTTCCAGAAGGAATAAAGTATTTCTTCGCAAACTCCACAACAAATTGACCTTTCGATACAATAGATTTTGCCAGACCGGCTTTAACACCGATCTGTTGCAAAATCTGCATGTACTGAATTGCCACATGGCGATTTGCGATAACTATGTCATCACCGAGTATTGCATACTCAGTGAATAATAGTTTCACGGGTCGTCCCAGTTTATAAGCCCGTAAAGCTGCTCAGTGAACTATGGCGTGATGCGTCAATGCTAACATCGCTCAAGATGAAAGTGCTCCCATGGGTTGACCTACTGTGTAGGTAACTCATTTAGGTAGATTTTCTGGAACGTCAAACCCCGGATTAGGGGGAAGAGTTATTTTATAAGCTCTTTTGACTAACAGATCAGCTCATTCCTGAGCTGCTTCAAACGGTTTCGGAAGACCACCTCATTTCAAAACATGTCCCATTAACGGGATCTGTAATTGAATAGGCAATCTATCCGTAGCCGCCGATAAATCTATAGAGTAGTATCACCTATTAAAAGGTGATAACCACCCTAAGCGCTCCACTGGACGTGTTTGGTTAAAAGTTCCATCCATAGGTATTTTACGAAGAATCGTAAAAATACTATCATGGATGGGCTTCATAACCCATTGAGTAAATGCATCCACCATAGCAAAAACACGAATCTTACCAGCAGCTTCGATCTTAAATCCAAGCTTGGCAAGACCGTGAACCCCAAATTCACCACGTTTAACGCCTGATCCTTCCTTGATCATTTGCTTTGAATCTTGGAAGTGTCATTCGTTAGACGCGGCTCAACCAATACGTTCCATCATAGGATGAAACTTTTGGCCATCCCTCTGAGCTCATTTATTTAAAAATGAACGGAGGATCGGAAATAAATCCGAACCAACTCATTGCTTTCCAGCACGAACTAATGAGTAAAAAGATGTTGAGACATGAGATCTCTCTATCAATTTACCATTATCGTCCCGGATCTCACCAATTGTATTAGGTGAGGACTTTGAGATTGGAAATGGTTGGGGCTGAGCTAGCTCTACTTTCTTACCTTTTATAAGTAAATGCAGAGTAGGAATGAACTGCTTCTCAAGAAAAGTATTTCACTCTTCAAGAAGAGCACTTGATAGGTATTTACCAGGATCGGTGATAGTTGATAAACTCAACATACCACGGAACTCGCAAATACGATATCAGCCGAACAAGGTCATCCATAATCTTATACTATGGATATCCTTAGCTCGGATTCGTTTCCTTACTTCCGCAGGAATTATAGTAGGTAATCCAGCTTTAGTCCGCTTAACTCGGCTTTTCAGCTCTGTTATGTCGGACACCTTATAACCAGCAATAGATTGCTGTAAGAGCACTTGGCAAGATTTCAGGTACAATGTTGTACCCTTTTCTCCCTGAGTTCTCATAAGGAATCTCAGCCGGGAACAGAATCGACCAACCTGCCTTGCAGTACTAGGTTTACAGTGGAAGAGGACTGCACTGGTAACTTTAATAAGTCATCCAATGAGTCCCCGGCCCATATTTCTATGGACCAGACCTCTAATGGCATCCGTATTCCTTCCAATCAAGGAGCTAAGAGTCAACATTGTATTTTTGACTCTTTGGCTTCTTCCTTGGAGGCTTGCGCCTCTCCACGAATCGTGTGAGAATTGTCATATTGACAAATGTCTCGTTACGGACAATGGAGCAATGTTAGCTGATAAAACTTCGTCATTTCACATGACGCGGTAAATTAGTTGACGTTGTACTCTATTTTTCATACGTAAATTTATGAATGTTTACTTTCCTTCTCTCCCCGAGGATACTCAGGGGGATAGCAATCCTCCAGGGGTCCTTAGGCGTGAGCCTGGATCCGGAACCCTATCATAAGATATGGCCGGTAAGTATTCAACCTAAATTTGCAAATGAAACCGTAATGCTACATTATCGCAGCTCCAGATGGAGCACGGATTTCACCTCTTTTCAGAGGTGCCATTAGACCCGCTTTCCCTCTTGCGAGGGGGCGTAAGTCCCCTATGTAAGGACCATTATTGTCTAACAGCCTGGTTGTCTTCCCTTGTATTGAAGCTTTTTACACTCCAACCCGAGGAGATACCAGCACCTAAAGGTGTTATCCCTTAGGTACATAATTGGCGCCAGGTTAAGCTTGAAATACAGACAGATGCACCGTGGCACATGAGCCTATACTCCAGTCAGATTAACCTGACTGTGAAACTTTTAGTTTCCGC